ACGGGATCGACGGAAACAACACCGGGATCACGATCGTCACGGGCAACCGGTTCGCCACCACCGTCGCGACGGGCAGCGTGGGCGTGACGGGGAAGACGGGCAGCACGAACACGGGGTCCAATCAGGTGACGGGAGTGGCGGGAGCATCCGCGACGTGGGCGGGACTGTCGATCACGGGATCGAACATCCCGGCAGGGACGATCATCCTCACGGGGAGCGGCACGACGCTCACGATCAGCCAGAACGCGACGGGCACGGCGACGGGCACCGCGCTGACGATCCAGCAGATCACGTTCGCATGCGCATCCGTCGCGGACATCGAGGCCGGGGACGCGGTGACGATCTCGTGGACAGGGGGCGTCACGGGATCGGGCGGGTACATCGTGGCGAGCGTGAACGGAGCGGCGAACACGTTCACGACGACGACGGGGCTCACCGCGGGCAACTTCGTGAACGTGGCCGACACGGTGGTGGTGCCCGGGTTCCAGTTGCACACCTGGCGCACGAACCCTCAGGGCATCGTGCAGGAGGTGGACGCGGACCTCGGAAAGCAGTGGTGCACGTACTACACCGGGGTGAGCCACTACGTGGGCACGATCTTCTCCCGGAGCAATTACCTCATCGTGACGCAGGTGGCCGACGCACCGGCGAACCCGGTGCAGGCGCAGCCGGCGGCGATATCGACGGTGACGTACCTCGCGGGAGGCGCGGACGGGACGGTGGCGAACACCGCGGCGGCATGGAACAACTCGCTGCAGCTGTTCAACAACCTGCCGGTCCGGTTCCTCGCGAACGCCGAGACGAGCGCATCCGTGGTGCAGGTGGCAGGGGAAGCATACTGCTACAACCGGTGGGATTCGCCGTGCTGGATCTATCTGCTGAGCGCGAATCAGTCTTTGTCACAGGCGGTGGTCAGCGGGAACGGGTACCAGCGCGGAGGCAAGGTGTCGGGCATGGGGGCATCGGTGACGTGGGGGTACAAGGCGGACCCGTACAACCCGTCCACCGTGGCCCCGTGGAGGGCGGTGCCTCCCGTCGGCGCGATGATGGGACTGGCGATCCGGATTATCAGCAAGTACGGGATCCATTACACGTACGGTCTTTCCGCGGAGCCGATCGTGGGGTGGCAGGACGTGTATGGATTCCAGGCCACCGATGACGTGGACCGGACCACGCTGGCGAACGCGGGGCTGAACGTCATCCAGAACATCCCGGGAACGGGGATCGTGCTGCGCAATTCGCTGTCGCCGAGCACGACGATCGATTACCTGTTCATCAACGCGCTGGTGATGACGAACTACATCAAGGTCAGCTGTCAGGGCAGCCTCCAGGCGACGGAGAACTACCCCCTCACGTACCAGAAGCTGCAGGCGGACCGCAGCGCGATCGACAACTTCATGCGGGCGCTGTGGCGCAACGGCAGCACGGGCAACGTGCCGGAGGGAGAGACGTTCGGGCAGACGCTCGTGCAGAACACGGACGGGTCGCAGACGGCATCGGGGTATTCGGCGAGCGTGAGCGTGGAGGCGAACCTCGCGAACAACCCGCAGAGCCAGCTGTCGGCGGGCAACGAACAGATATGGGTGTACTTCATGCGGCCGGCGCCGGCGCAGAGCATCCGTATCGGGGTCGGCATCCAGCTCGCGGCGTAGCCATCATGGCAAGGAGAGTGCCACTGCCCCGAAAGGCAAGCCGCAGGGGTGCATGCGTGGAGTGCAGCAAGGCCGAGGAGATCGGCGGGATCCAAGAGGGGCTGATGAAGCTGACCGCCAAGATCGAGAACGGGCTGTCATCGAGGGTGAAGCTGATCGAGCGGATGCAGTGGTGGCAGCTGGGCATCATGGTGGCGATCGTGACGGCGGTGATCGGGGGGTTGTGGCTGCTGTACCAGGCCGCTACCAACGATCAGGCGAAGCTGGTGGAGCTCCTTGAAAAGAGAGCGATCCTTGGAGGGATGAAGCCATGACGGAGCATGCACAGATCGTCAACGTGTGGAAGGGCGACGGCGGTGAGTACGGGATGAGCCTCGTGATTCCGTTCGCGGCGTCGCTCGGGGCGGGGAGCGATATGCTCTGCCTGTGGTGGAACGGGCCGAACATCAAAAACCCGAACCTGCGGTTCCGCCTTCGAAGCGTCAAGCCGCGGTACGTAGTGACCACGGCGTTCTCCGCGGCGGCCGCGGCAGACCTGGCGCTGTTCGTGGCGCGCGGCATGACCGCGAGCGACACGGGTGGAACGGCGAAGCTGCCGCCCTCGGGGATGCAGAAGAAATGGACGGTCATGAAGGACAGCCAAGTGGCCGACCTTCGCATCTCCACTGCGGGCGCAGCACTCACGAACGGAACGCGCACGCTGGACACCTACCCGATCAAAACGTGGGGCGGGTGGGGCGGAGCGGTGGGGATGGCGTTCCCGAGCGACGAGAGCGTGATGCACCCCGTGAGGGGCAAGCCGATCATCCTCGGCGGACCGCTGCCGATTCCTCCGAATCAGGGCGCGCAGGTGACAGCGCTGCAGGAGGGGTTGATCCTGCAGAACATCACGGCGATCCCCGCGACGGGGGCCGCGACGGTGTACGTAGACATTGAGTGGGACGAGATCAACGCCCTGCTGAATCCCGAAGAACTGATGATCGGTTGAGGAGGACGCGATGCAGAAAAACGCGATGGCGGAGAAGCGCAAGATACTGGTGGACAACACCGAGCTGCCCGGCCTCGTGAAGGTGGCGGGGTTGCCGCTGGAGGAGGGCACGATCGAAGTGCCCGGGTTCAACATCAAGCGCAGCATCCAGAACGGCGTGATCGTGGTGGCCCCGTTCGACGCGACGTACAAGCTGGAGCGCAGCACGAAGACGCGCGACTTCCTCAACAACTGGAAGATGAACCGGGAGCAGCACGACGTCACGATCATCCAGTGCGACGCGTCTGGGCAGGAGTTCGGACGGTACCTCGCACCGCAGTGCGGGCTGTCGAAGCTGGACCCGGGGGAGGCGGACCTCGGGAACCCGAACTACGCGCACCTCGACATCACGTTCGTTCCGTACGATCTGCAGCCGGTGCCGGCGCAGCAGTAGGAGGCGGGCATGCAGCTTCCCGTACCGGTGTGGAAGGGAACGGCGATCTATCCGAGCGTGGAGCTCCGAGCGCCAACGCCGGACACGATCGCAGCAACGCAGGAGGCCGTCGAGCACGGCCTCTATCGCGCTGTGGTGGCGTTCCTGAGCGGGTGCATTTCGTCCTTCACGGCTCCAGGGGCGGAGCCCGTGGACGACCGCAAGGAGATCGCGGCGCTGGTGCGCGCGATGCCGTACATGAGCGCGGAGCCGGTGGCGATCTATGCGTTGCTGGAAGGGGACGCGGATGACGGGATCGAGGGCGTGTACCCGTGCCCGCGGTGCGGGACCAAGGTGGTGTGCGAGTTCGTGAGCGATGAAGAAGACACGCGGGATCACATCCGATTGCTACCGGTGACGTGCCTGGGATGGGCCGGGAGCGTATTCGATCCGGCGCAGGTGTCGCGCACGATCACGTTCCGGATGGGGGCCGCGGTGAAGGTCGCGGAGCAGAGCGCGGGCGGCGGTGACGAGGTGTGGGCGGGGGAGTTCGAGATGCGGTGGCCCACGCTGGCGGATTGCATGCAGGCAGAGGCGAGGCTGCCGGGGAAGGCGAGCCTTCGGCAGCAGATGGAGATCTACGCGATCGCCGTGGAGCGGATCGAGCAGGAGCAGTTGACGCCGGGGGTCCTGGGCAGCTACGCGCAGACGATGATCCACGCCATGAGCAAGCAGGACCTCACGAGGCTGGGCAACGAGATGCAGAAGTGGGGCATGCGGAACACGGTGCGGAAGGCGTGCCCGTCCTGCGGGAAGGTGTGGGAGCCGACCGTCGCCACGAGCAATTTTTTCGTTTCCGCTCTCGCCTCGTAACGGCGCCGACGCGGGAGCATTGGCTCTGGCAGAGCCTTCGGTACATCGACTACGGCGTGCAGGCGTTCGACGAGGAGGCGGTGCGGATGACGACGGCGACCTACGGCGGAGTGTCCATGGCGGAGCTCGGCGCGATGCCGTTCGCACGGTACGAGCGCATCCGCGGCGTAATCAACCGGATGAACGAGCGCGCGACGTCGGACGGTGGAATCCCCGGAGGGGAGGGCGTCGATGCCGGCTGAGGACGTAGCCCTCGTTTTCGATCCGTCCAGCTTCGAGCGGGGCTTCGCATCGATCGCGAAGGGCATGAACGCCATGGCCGGGAAGATGGGCGGATTCGGGAAGGCGATGACGTTCTCCGTGGCGAAGGCGGAGATCGCCGTGCACGCGCTGGGGGCGGCACTGCACGCGGTGACGAACGCGATCAACCAGCAGATGCCGGAGATCGGCACGGTGTTCGGGGTAGTGAAGGACACGATCCTCCGAAACTTCTTCTTCCCCCTGCGCCAGCAGATCCTACCGTTGCTCCAGAGGTTGCTCGATTGGACGCGGGCGCACCGCGCGATGTTCGTGCAGTGGGGGCAGGTGGCGGTCGGATTGTTCCGGACGTTGTGGACGGTGGGGAAGGTGATCGTGGACACGATCCGCAACCTCGTCGACGTGCTGTTCCCGAGGTTCGCGCGGGCGTTCGGGGGGAACTTCGCCGACACGATCAACCTGATCCTGTTCAAGGTGAGCACGGTCGCGATCGCGGTGGGGATCATCCTCCGGGACTTCACGCAGAAGTGGGGCGGGCCGCTGCATAGCATCCTGCAGGACATTTGGGGGATCGTGGAAGGCGTCGCCAAGGTCGCGTGGTCGGCGATCAGCGGATTTTTCGAGGGGGCAGCGAAGCAATTCCCGGGGCTCGTCAGTGCATTTCAGGACCTGTTCGGGGCGATCAAATCGTTGACGGATTTCCTCAGCAGCAGCGGTGCGCTGAACATCATCAAAGAGGTTTTCAGCTGGTTCGGCAGTGCAGTGTTCGCGGGCATCATTACGTCGATCGAGGCGGCGGTGATCGTACTGCGTGCGTTGAAGGACACCATCGATTGGATCGCGACGGGCAAGGCGAACTTTTCCAACCTCGTGAGCCCTCTGGAATCCATCCGCGCCGCGTGGGAGAAGGTGCCCGGGGTCAAGGAGGCGGAGGCGGCGATCGGGACGGCAGCCTCTCGCATCGCAGCAGGATTCGGCAGCGGGGCGGGAGGGACGATTCAGGCGCCGCCGGCGCGCGTGCTGACGCACGTGGGAGAGAGGAACTGGTCGGGCGGCGGGTCCGTGAACCATCATCACACGATCGCGGTGCAGATTCATTCCGTGAGCAGCGCGGAGGCCGCGCACCGGTACGGACTCGAGTTCGGACTGGGCTTCGCGCGATCGTTCAAGGACACGCTGTTGAACGACGCCTCCAGGGGGGGCAAGTAGGTGCCGGGGATCCCGGGGTGGAACGCGCACGTTCCATGGTTCATCTATGACCTCACGAACAAGGTGCTGATCACCGCGCCGACCATTCCGAGCGACATACGCGACGGGAAGAACATCGTGCTGGCGGAGATCCGGATCCCCGGCCTTCCGTACGATCCGGTGTACCCCGCGGGGATGCGCAACCGAAAGGTGAGCTTCCAGCTGCAGCTGATCAAACGCGACAACACGCTCGGGAACGTGCAGCAGTTGCGGCAGTTCGACGCGTTGCGGTATCCGGCGATGGACCTCCTCTCGATCGGAAACGACACGCAGTTCCAGCCGAACCCGAAGGTACTGTACTGGTGGGGGACGGGCAGTATGCCGCTGGAATGGTACGTGTCGAGGTGCGACTGGGTGAACACGCAGGGGTGGATCAACGGGATGGGGAACCCGAAGTATTCGATCATCGACATGGAGCTCACCCTCGACGAAAAGAGCCCGCTGTTCCAGATGGAGGACATGGCGCGGAGAGCGATGGCGATCACGGGTCAGATCACGGGACTGGCGGGCGTGACCGCGGACGCGTTGGGGAGGTCGCCGTTCTGATGAGGTACTACAGCGTGCCCAACGCCACGTTTGTCGATTGGAACGGAGTGAGCCAGGCGCTCAAGGATATGCGCGAGATCACGATGGCGCCACCGGCACAGGGGCAGAAGACGCCGAAGTATCAGCAGGCGGTATCGTGCCTCGGATTCACCTACGTGCCGATGAAGACGATGGACGTCGCGGGGGCGAGCACGTTCCTCGACGAGATCGCGAGCCGGCCGGAGGTGTACGGCGACGGGCACGAGGACGATGCGTACCTCATTTTCGAGATGAACATGGACGCGATCACCAGCGCGAGCTTCGATTTCGCGACGGTGAAGCAGCTGGTCATTCCGCGCAAGGATGCGGGATAAATGCCGGGCAGCGTCGGGATCGCAAACGCCGATACCTCATTCTTCACGATCAGCAGCCCGGATATGGACCTCAACGCGGTGGTGGGGCCTTCGAAGATCCTCTCGCTCAGCGTCACGGAGACGATGGGCAAGATGGACCTGGCCACCATCGAGTTCGACGATGACGATTTCGCGATCTCCAGAGTGCTGCGGTTCGGAGTGCGCATTGACGTCACGTGGGGATACAAGGCGTGGAACGAGCGGCTATCCGCGGGGGCGCTCGGGATGCAGACGTTGGACACGTTCACGCAGAGCGTGGTGCGCAGGGGACTGCGGTGCTGGGTGACGACGCCGAGCGGGGAGGGATCGGAGGGCGGGGAAGCCATCTACCGGTGCAACGCGATCGCGTACGACTGGAGAGGCAACGATCAACAGAAGGCGTATTCCACGGGGTACTCGCGCGGGATGATCGTGGCGGAGGTCATGGGCCGGCTGGGAGTGCTGCAGCAGTCGATCGACTTCCCCACGCAGGCGCAGACGATCGATGACACCACGACGGTGTACCAGTGGGAGAGCGACTTCGCGTTCCTCGCAAGGCTGGCGTGGGAGTGGCAGTG